GATTTACTGATGCAGAAATTTTAGATACATCTCTTAATGATGTACATAAATTTTATCGAGTATTAACTCCTTTGCCTTCAACACCTTTAAATTTTAGTGCATTAAATTCTCAAATAACAAATGTAGTGGTAAGTTCTTCTGATCTGTCTTATATTAGAGAAGTGACAGGTTATGGAAATACTCTTAATTATTATAGTCATAATAATACTGGAGTTCTTTCTTTTCCAAATGATACTGCTGCAATTGCTGCAGGATTATTTAAAGGTATAGAATATATAACACCTACAGGAGAAGCAAGAAAAGTTGTTTAATAAATAAAATAATAAATATGTCTAATTGCACAAATTGTTTTAATGGATGTACTGAAATAACTTCAGATCAATGTGTAAAATATACAGGAATAGAAATTCCTGAATTAAATATTAATACTGGAGATACACTTGCTGCTGTAGAGGCAGCAATAACTACTTATTTAGTTAACACTTTAGATGGATCTGGTATCTATCCATTAGTTTCACAATCTATTATTTGTGAAGTGATAAGCAAGTATTTTGCAGAATGTGCTGGTTGCGATGGTCTTTCATTGAATGAATTACTGACAGCAATGGTAAAGGCTATATGTGATCTTCAAGGTCAAATAAATACTATAAATCAAAACTTTGCAGATTTAGAAGATGCTTATTCTGTAGAATGTTTATCTGGAGTTGTGAGCGATTCAGGCACACATGATATTTTACAAGCTACTATATCTAAATTGTGTGATGTTGACACTTCTTTATCAGAAGTTATTCTTAGTCTTACAACATATGTTACAGCTGCAAATGTAAATAGTTATATTGCAGCGTATATTAGTAGTGATCCTACACAATCTTTAATTAGTAATAGAATGGTACCTTATTCAGCAGTACCTTATTTTGGTCCTTTATCAGGGCCTAATTCACCTAATTTTGATAGTACAGGTGCAGGAACAGGAAATTGGGATAAAATTTATTTATGTAATGGACTTAATGCAAATGTACCTGATTTAAGAGGAAGAGTTTTAGTTGGAGTTACAACAGGTATTCCTGGAGGAGCTTTTAATATAAATGTAGATCCTGCTTTAGGTAATCCTTCTTATGAAATAAATAATATAGGTGGTACTAACTCTGTAACACTTAATCAGGCTCAATTACCTTCTCATGCACATCCTAATACAGTAAATACAACTCTTACAGATCCTAAACACTCTCATAATTTTGAAACTCCAACTTTTGAATATAAGGCAGATTTTGATACAAATGAAAGAGTATGGAGAGGTGGTTATACAACAGCTGTAACAACAGAATCTGCAACAGGAATTACAGTTAATACTACTATAACTAATGCTCCTTTTGGTTCAGGAGAAGCACATCCAAATATACAACCTGTATATGCATCTTATTATATAATTTATATACCTTAATAAATATGTGGCCATTCTTACAAACACCAAACACATCATGTGGATGTGAACAATCTGGAACCAATCAATGTGGTTGTGATAAGATTTCTTCTTTAGATGTATCTTATAATGGACCTGCATTAGTTTGTTCAGGTATAGAACTCTGTGATTCTCTTACAGTAGCATTACAAAAAATAGAAGCAAAAATATGTACAGCAGGAAATATTTCTGGATCTGGTATAAATAATTACGTAGCAAGGTGGAACCCAAATGGAAATACATTAAGCACAGGATTAATAAGAGATGATGGTGTTAGTACAGCTATTAACACTGCACCAAATCCTGATGTATTATTAAGAACGCACACATTTTTACATGGTTATGCAAATTATACATCTCTTTCAAGAGTGTCTAATGAAAATAATATTGGTATAAAAAGTTTAACTCTTTCATCTACAGATACAAATATAGGTATACAAGGTATTGGTTCTGGTAAAGATAATAATATAAACATTGGTATTAATGGTATTGGTACTGGTATTAGTGATGATGCTGGTACTGCTATAACTATAGGAGGAAAATTTGAAGCTTATGATACTAGTCTTGGTAATAGTTATGCTGTACAATTATATGATGGTTCTCAAGGTGTAGGTAAGTTTTTAAAATCTGTAACTAATGATGGGCATGCTAACTGGGCAAATATTGTTGTAGGAGATATAAAATCTGGAACAAGTACATTAGGGCAAGTAATTACATCTGATGGAGCAGGAAACTCAACATGGACTACACCAACTTCTTCTGGCGTAGATGGTACAGGAACACTTAATAGGATTGCTAAATGGACTGATGCAGACAGTTTAGGTAACTCTCAAATAATAGACGATGGAGCAAACATGAGTATAAATTCAGGGTTAGTTGGAAACACTAAACTTATTATATCCTCAGACAAAGTTTTTGGACTGTCTGTTCAACAAACTGTACAAGGTATTGCAGGGCAATATTACGCAACTGTTTTAGGAACAAGTAGTAACACAGGTATACAAGGTAGAGCTAGTGGGTCAACTACAGCTAATACAGGAGGGGATTTCTTAGCTACTGGAACTGGTACTGACATTGCTATAGGAGGTACTTTTTCAGCAGCATCTGGTGCTTCAAATTATTCATTAAGGTTACAAGATGGGACTCAAGGTATAGGAAAAGTTTTAACTTCTGTTACTGCTAATGGAGAAGCTAATTGGGTAACACCTATTTCTGGTTCAGGTACAAATAATTATGTTGCTAGATGGACTCCTAGTGGCACTCAATTAGGTATAGGTGTAATAAGAGATGATAATACATCTGTAGGTATATACACAGTTCCAGATACAGAAACTAGATTATCTGTAGGAGGTGGATCATTAAGAGGGATTTATGCTTTTACAACTAGAGTATCTACACCTTCAGATGTTGCTACTGGAACATATTCTGAATCAGGTGGTGTAGGTTCATCAGGTGAAAATGTTGGTGTATTAGGGACTGCCTCTAATAACACTAATGTTAATTATGGTGTATATGGTGGTTGTAGTGGTACTACTACTGGTAAAAATATAGGTTTACGTGGAGTAGCTAGTGCAGGTGCTGCTGGAAATTATGCTATACAATTACAAGATGGCACACAGGCAGCTGGAAAGTTTTTAAAAAGTATAACTAATAATGGAGAAGCTAATTGGGCAAACATTACATCTAGTGATACAACAGGTGCAACAGGATCATTTACTTCTCAAGATGGAAAAACAATTACAGTAACAAACGGATTAATAACTAGTATAATATAAACCAATATGACAGTTTTAATAACATTAACAACAGCAGGTACAGATTCAGGACCTTTTGATCTTTATTCAGATCTTGATGGATATTTATCAGCATTTGAATCAGGTGTATCTAAAGCAGCATTAGAAGCAGGATATGCTTCTTCTTCAGTGCCAGATTATACAAATATAATTAGAGTTAAATCTAATGGTGTTTTTTGTACAAATTATACAAACATACCTGTAGGTACTACAACATCAACATCTTCTACTACAACTACTACAACCACTGCTGCACCAACATTGGTTCCAGCTACAATTTCTAGTGTTAGTGATGTTTCTAATGGTTGCGGAGAAACATTAGATTCTATTTGTTGGGTTTATACTTCTACAGCACCTATTCCTTATCCTGGAGATTTAGTTTATATGGATGCTATGGGAACTACTCTTTTAGTAGGAACAGGTCAATATTATCATTTACAATTTACAGGTGATCCTATTTCATATTCTACTCCTGTTGATAATGTAGGAGCTATATCAGGCCTTTCAACAGCTTGTCCATAATATTAAAAAAGTCTTGTTTTGTTGGTTTTACAAGATTTTTCTCCTAGACATATTAGTATGTCTGGGAGTTTTTGTTTTTAACTATTTTAGTTATAAATAATAACTTACATCGTTAAAATTACTTGCATAATAATAAAAATACATTTATCTTTACGATATTTTAATAAAACTAATGTATATGTTTGAAAATCAAGATTTAATAGAACAACTGGAAAAACTTTTACGCTTTAAAAAATCAAAAGCATATTACATTAAAAGATTGGGAGTTACTGAAGATGAGTTAAATAGCCTTCTTAAAGAAATTAGAAATAAAAATAATCCCCATAGATTTAAAAAACTCTTACACAATGAGAGTACAAGAAAAGTAAATAATGAAAAAGGAACCATTGAAAGTATAGTTGTTTCAGACTTTGAACCCAAAGATGATCTTGAACTTGCTTCTCTACATAAAATAAACTTAGACAAATACATTATAACTAATTACTGGTCTAAAATCTTACCAAACGGTAAATTCACTTCCTCAGTCTTTTCTAAAAGAAAACAACCACAAGACTATTCTTTAGAAGACTTTACAGAATTCTTAAACAACTACACTCCAAATCAACTAGAAGTAAATAAAGAAGATATTGATCTTTCTAAAGAACATGTTGATATAGAACTTTCTCTTTCAGATTTCCATTTAGCTAAAAGATATGTAGATGGAGAGAATGATCCTTACCAAAGAGCTTTAAAGTTTTTTAATGTAGCACAATCTTTGGTACATAAAGTTAAAAGTGTTTACAATATTAATACAGTGGTGTTGCCAATATCTAATGATTTCTTTCATACAGATAATTATCAAAACCAAACTACACAAGGAACTCCACAAGATGTTATTATGGATTATAGTTCTGAATATGAATTAGGATTTTCTATTCTTGTTGATACAATTAACATGTTAAGAGCAAATGCTAATGATGTATGTGTAATCTTAGTACAAGGTAATCATGATCGAACTAAATCATTTTATTTAGCACATGCATTAGAAGTGTTTTTTAAAGAACATTATGATGTAGAGTTTATTAGAAATCATAGTGTAGTTAAAGCAAAAGTCTTGGGTAATACATTCATTGGATGGCACCATGGAAATTGCAAGTTAGAAGATCTTCCTTTATTGTTTGCCACTCACCCAGAATATGGAACATGGTTTGGTAATAGTAAATACAGAGAAATCCATACAGGAGATAAACATCACTATATGGCAAAAGAAACTAAAGGAGTTAGAATACAACAAATGCCTAGTCTTTCAGGAACTGATAGATGGCACCTAGATAATAATTATGTACATAGTGTACGTGCTGCTCTTGCTTTAGTATATGATAGATATCATGGTAAAGTGGCAGAATTTGAACATAGAATATAAACAACATGTCAACATTAAGAAAATTAGTATCAGATGTAAGATCAGCACATAAACTATTATCAACAGACTCGTTGATAACAGATCGTGCTATTGCTTCTGAAATAAGAAATAATGCTTTACTACTTATAAAAAGAGAAACAAACCTTAGAAAACTTTGGTCCACTGATACATTATTTACAACAATTCCTTGTTTAGATCTTATACAAGTACCTATTTCTGAATGTTGTGATTATGTAGATGAATGTACTGTTGCTAGAAGTAGATTTAAAATTCCTAGAATTTCTGAAGGAAACTATCAATACACTATTCAAGGAGTTTATTCTATTAATGCTTTAAGTGGATCTGGAAAGAAATTAAAAGAAATATCTGTAAATAGATATGTTAATTTATTAAGCCTTCCTGTAATTAAAAAAGAAAACTATTTTTGGATAACTAATGGTTATCTATATGTAAATAATCCTTTTTTACAAAGTCTTAGACTGGTTGCTTTCTTTGAAGAAGATATTCCTAATGATGTAATGTATTCTGATTGTAGTTGTGGTAATGCACAAGTGACTGATGAAGAATACTGTAAAAATCCATTAGATAAAGAGTTTGCTTGTCCAGGGTATTTAGAACAACAAGTGTTACAATTAACTTCTCAAAAACTTCTAACTACATACTTCCAAATTAAAACAGATATGACTGAAGATGGAATAGATGGTCAGGCACCTAATACAAAACCTACTAACTAATGAGAACAAAAATAGAATGGAGGAGTGCAAGTAAAGATAACTATCTTAAATTTTGCAAAGAGTATTCTAGTATAAAATTAACATTTGATGAGTGGAGAAACATCATATATTCTTTTAATGAGTCTTTTAAAGAACACATTTTAGAAACAGGAGATAAGATTAAATTACCTTTTGGATTTGGAGAGTTTTCAATTAATAAAAAGAAAAGAAAAAGATTGTTACACGCTAATGGGAAAGAGTTTATTAACCTTCCTATAGATTGGCAAAAAACTAAAGAGAAAGGTAAAGTGATATATAACTTTAACTATCATACAGAAGGATATTTTTTTGGCTGGCATTGGTTTAAAACCACAGCTAGATTTAAGCATTCTGATCTTTGGTATTTTAAACCTTGTAGATTAACATCAAGACTCCTTTCTCATTATTTAAAAACAGATGATAAATATCAACATATATACAAAGAGTATAATGTTAAATAAATAAAATAAAATGAGTTACTACTACAAATACAATTTTATTAGCCCAGAACCTGTCTATTCCACTGTTAAAGAAGAATTAAAGTCTTACTTTGACACTGGTGCAGTGGATGATCTTTTGTTTCCTACATATTTAGACAAGTGTCTTAAAAAGTTAGGAAGAACAACTTATCAAATTATTGAAGCTCCTTTACTAGTACAAGATTTCCAAGCAAGGCTTCCAGATAACTTTTATGCTGTTAGAGAAGCTTGGATGTGTTCAGAGATTCCTTTGAGACCATATCAAGATGCTAATTCTTTCTATTCACAAGCTGCTACATCAACAACAATACAAATTGCACCTTTAACTATTGGAGGTACACCATGTAATAATACAGGATGCCCAGATCCTTTGTGTCAAGGTACATGTATGCCTGTGTTGTCTCAAGCAGTGTATAAAACAAACAATGAGATTTCTCGTTCATACAGAAAAGAATTCTTGTTGCAACCAGGTAACATTTCTGCAAGACAAAACTGTGAATTATCTTATACAGAAAACTTTACTCCTAATGCTTCTTCTTTAGATTCATTTGATATTAGAGATAATAAGTTTGTTACTAATTTTAGAAATGGACTTGTACATTTAATGTTCTATGGTACTGAGTATGATGAATTATCTAATCAATTGATTCCAGATAACTATCGTATTAGAGAATATGTAGAAGCATTCATTAAATATAAAGTTTTTGAAATGCTGACTAATCAGACTAATGATGAAACTTTTAATCAATTGCAGCAAAAACTATTATATTATAAACAACTTTCTGAAGAAGCGTTTATAATGGCTGATATTGAAATTAAAAAACAAACTCCTTGGGAAAAACAAAGAAGGATTAAAAATGATCTTAACAGGTTTAATATGTATGAGCTTCCTAATCGTACTAACAGATATGGTAGAAGACGTAACAATTAATTAAATTATGGCTGACGATAAATTAAAAAAAATTAAAGACATTCTTGGTGGAGATGATAAGTCTAGTATCAATAGTGAATATAATGTTGCCTCAACTGGATTAAACCTAGATAATAGTGTTAATCAAGTTGCTAAAGGCCAATTAACATATGCTTTAAATGCTGCTGTAGAAAACTTTGATTCATCTTCTGTTAACTATCAAAATGAACCAGGAAATGAATTTTGTTTACAGTTTCCTTCAGGCTATCAATTAATTGGTAAACATGCTATTATAGAAAAAAGTAAACACATATTCTTTTTATCCAATCCTCTTACACAAAGTAGTGAAATTGGATTTATGGATAATAATGATTGCGTTTACCATAAATTAGTTAATGCATCTTGTTTAAATTTTGATGTAACACACCCTATACAAAAAGTTGTACATAAAATTTCTAATTGTACAACAGAAATATATTGGACAGATGGATTTAATTCTAGAAGATACTTAGATATTGAAAATCTTCCTTATACATTAAAACCAGGTACAGATCTTTGTAATCCTGAATACACTGATGAATTAGATTGTAATCAAATATTATTACAACCCACTTTTAATATTCCTCAATTAAATATAACTGATGTTGTATCTGGAGGAGCATTAAAAGCAGGAGTATATCAATTTGCTATTCAATATAGTGATGCTGCAGGAAATCCTTTTACATCATATTATTCTGTTACAAACCCAACACCTATTGCAGATGTACAAATAACCACTCCTAATTATAATTATGAAGTGGGTAAATCTATTGTTGTATCTATAAGTAATCTTGATTTAACAGGTCAGTTTCAATATTATAATTTAGCTGTAATAAAAACAATTAATAATATTACTACACCTGAATTAATAGGTACATATTATATTGAAAAAGCAGCAGAAAAAATAACTTATTCTGGTCAAAATGTTACACAAATACAATTAGCTATTGAAGATATTTTTGAAAAGTATCCTTATTATGAAATAGCTCAAGATGTAACAGCTGTACAAGATGTTCTTGTATGGGATCAACTTACATCTATAGATAGAATTAATTATCAATCTATAGCTTCTCAAATATCCTTACAATGGGAAACATATAAAATACCTGCAACAGAAAACTATGCAGATGAATTAAATGCAACAAACCTAAGAGGATATCTTAGAGATGAAGTTTATGCATTTGAAATTGCATTTCTTTTAAAGAATGGAAAACAAACAGATGGTTTTCATATTCCAGGAAGAGTTAAAAATAACAATGAAAATTATCCAGAAGTAAGTACATATAATGAGGATTTTATAGGAACTCCTGATCGTACAGATTCTTTTGGAATAGGTTATAGTGCATACTGGAAAATATATAATACAGCTTCTGTAATTGGACCTGCTGTAGGCCCAAAAATAGGTAATGCCACTCCTCATGAATATGGAGAATTTGCTTATTGGGAATCAGATCAAGACTATCCTTGTAATACAGAACTATGGGGAGATCTTGCAGGACAAAAAATTAGACATCATAAATTTCCTGATGTATTAGTTTCTCCACATTTTGAATCAGCTATGTTTACAAGTGCCAATAATATGGTGATGCAAAATGATGCTGTGTTTCCTATTGGAGTTAAAATTGATCATAGTCAAATAAATACATTTATACAAAATTCTAATCTTACTAACGAACAAAAAGCTAATATTGTTGGTTATAAAATACTTAGAGGAGATAGAAGTACAAATAGATCTATTGTTGCCAAAGGTATATTAAGAAATGTAGGATTATATAGAAAAGAAGAAACAGATTATTATTATCCAAATTATCCTTATAATGATCTTAATGCAGATCCTTTTATAAATACTGCTAATAATGCTTGGGCAGGGTTAGCTGAACCTTGGTTAATAACAACTATTACACCAGGACAATATCAGTATTCAGACCCTAATACAAATAAAATAACTTATGCAACTCTTCCTCCTGTAGGAGAAACAATTGAAATTTGTTCATTAAGTCGACCACAAACAACTGGAGAAGGAAAAGCAACAATAGGTCCAGGTAATTATGATGTATTTTATATTACAGGTGCATATGGAGATACAGGATTTGATGCATTTTGGGACACTCCTTTTACAACAGATAATACTCCTTCTAATTCTGAAAGTACTTATTTAGATGGATCTGGATGTTGTCCTGGTTGTGATTTTTCAGATTCTAAATATATAGTTGTTAATGTAGGTGTAACAAGTATTGATAATAATTGTGATCCTATTTCTTATTTACCTTGTCAATGTGGTACTGGTGGTGGGCCTTTTGGAAGATTTGATCAAATACAGCCTCCAATTGTACAACCAAAAAATGTAATTTTGCCTCTTGATCAAGGTAGTAGAAGATCATCATTAAATTGTAAAAAAACAGAATCTTTACCTGTTATTGGTGCTATAGAAAGTCGTAGGCAAATATTTAATTCTCCAGAAACATCTTTTGGTCAACCATTTTTAGGCAATGTATTAAAACTTGAAAATGTAATGTTTGGTGCAGGTAAAGCACATTTTGTTGAAGTGAGAAATAATGCTAAATATAAACTGCTTACAAAAAATGCTCAAAAAAGAGCATTAGATAGTTCTAGAGATATTGCTACTTATGGAACATTTAGTGCAGCAGCAATGTTTACTGCATATCAATCTTATTTAACTATTTATGTTAATGGTATTACTAGAAGAAATTTTGCATATTCATTTAACTCTATAGCTAATTATGATTATAGTGCTAGTATAAATAATGATTTAGGTATTAAACAAAGAGAAGTTGATCTTAAACAATATCTTATTCCTGCTGTACAAACTGTAGGAGATACTAATAATATTCCAATTAATAACTGGAATAGAGAATCTTCTGTTTTTATTAAAACAATAGAAAAATATAATGGATTGCCTTTTCCAAAAGATACTCCTAATCTTATTACTTTAGGAAGTGGAACTATAATAGATAAATCTAGGTTTACTATTTCTAGTAGCGATGCTTGTTCTGTACCTTCTAAAGAACAATCTATAAATGTTGTTTCTTACTATGCTTCTTTAAAAAACACTTTTATAGGACAATGGGGTCAAATATATTCTTATGAAACTATTGATACAGGATTTCAAAAAATGCTTATTTCTACTGCTAATCAAGATGTAATTTTTGGTGGAGATACATTTATTTCTAGATTTGCATTTAAAACAAAACTTCCTTTCTTTATTGATAATAGAGTTGGTGCACCTGATGATTCAGATATATTTTATGATGAGATTGGTAATATTGCTTACCCTAAATATTGGCATTCTGCTAGATCTATTCTTTCAGATTATAATGGAGTGGCAGGTTACCCAATGCAAAATTTAATTTCTTATAAAGCACATAATTTTGATTGTCCAAGTGTACTTGAAGAAAATGATACATACACTTCTACAAATTATGATGGGTATTTTTATTTATTTGCCTATGGAGTACCAAACTTCTATTGTGAAAGTTCTTATAATACAGATCTTAGACAAGCATTTAATAATAGAGAAGGAGATTTTTGGCCACATGTAACTACAGGTATTCCTGATGATTGGGTACAAGAAAGTTTTGTTTCTATAGCTAATGATAATACATATACATACAATGTAACTTTTTCTAAACAGAATAAAGAAAATACATTTACACATCTTCCTCCTGATTGGGATCCAGCATCTTGTTATACACATTATCCTTTTAGAGCAATTTATTCAGATTCTCAAGAACAAAATGCTGATAATAGAGTTAATAACTGGTTGTCATATAGTCCTACATCATTGTTTGATTTTCCTCAAAACTATGGAAACTTAGTTTCTTTAGATGGAATTCAAAATAGAGCTATTCTTGCAAGGTTTGAAAATAAGAGTCTTCTTTATAATAACTTGCTTACAATGGATACAAGTAATCCACAAGCAGCTTATTTAGGAAACCCTAGTTTATTTTCAGCAATACCAATTGATTTTGCTGAAACAGATCTTGGATATGTAGGAAGTCAAAATAAATTTTTATTAAAGATTCCTAATGGACAAATAACAATAGATGCTAAAAGAGGTCAAGTCTTTTTAATTGCTGGAACACAAATTGAAGATCTTTCTTCTTTTGGTTCTGGAATGAATAGATTCTTTACAGATCATTTAGCTTTTGAAATACTTAGATATTTTCCAAGTGTAAATATAGATAATAACTATACAGGCGTAGGATTACATGGTGTGTATGATTCTAAATTTGATAGAATCATAATTACCAAACTTGATTATATTCCTGTAGACAATAATGTAAAATATGATTCTGTAAAAGGAGAATTTTATATTGCTCCATTATTTAATGGTGTTCCTGTTAGAACACAAGTTTATTTAACTGACACTGATTATTTCTGTAATAAATCATGGACTGTATCATTTAACTTTAATACTAAATCTTGGATTTCATTCCATAGTTATCTTCCTAATTTTTATGTAGGAGAAAATAACTTTTTCTATTCAGGATTAAATGCATGTTGTGATGATTTTAATTTTGTAGCTTTAGCAGGAGTTATGGTGGAAGGTACAACAACTACAACTACTACAATTATTCCAATTACTACAACAACTACAACTACAACTATACTTATTGATTGTACTTTAGCAGGAAATATTTTAGCAACAAATTGTACATTAAATGGAGAAGCTGTAATTACAGTACCACCAACTACAACAACAACAATTTGTACAAGGCCAACTGGATTAAATTCTTATGCTTTTACTACAAGTTATCAAATAGGTTCTGGACCAGTAATAGATTCTACAGGAAGTAAAATAGATGCATGTACTGCTATTTCAAATACTTTTAATAATCCTATTGCTACATTATCATATATAAGTTTAAATGCAAGTAGTCTTACTGTGGGACAAATAGTTTATTTAACTGCAGGTGGTACAGATTGTACAGTGGTACCTGATGGATGGTATTTTACACAACAAAGCCAAGCATCTAATACTGTTTATCATATTGTAGGAGGTGTATTAGTGTCTATAGAAAGTTGTATAACTCCTACAACAACTACAACAACAACTATAATACCTTGTTTATCATATACAGCATCTACAATTTCTGAAGCAGTAGAAACAGTGGTTTATGTAGATTGTAGTGGAACTACACAAACTTTAATAATGGGAAGTGGAGTGCCTCCTTTTAGTCTAGAATTTTGTTGTAGAACAGTTACAAGTTATACTTCAGGAATTACATTATCATATAATGGAATATGTTTACTTGGATAATATTAAAAATATATTAAATGTCAAAAATTATAACTATTAAGTTAACCTTATCTGGTCCTAATGTTGGACCCTTTAACATCACCAATGAGTTTGGTGATGTTATTGCATTGGGTGTTTCTAAAAAAACATTGATCGCTGGTATTAGTTATTCAGTGAGTGATGAAACAACTATGTTAATTTTAGAATCTGTAGGTGATTGTAAATTAAAAAAAGTGCTATCTTTACAACAATTTACTACACAGCAATATGCTGCTGCAACTTATTCACAAGCAACAACTTCTTGTATATGGAGACACTTAACAAATATTCAACTTTATAATTCTTACTATGGAGTTATAAAACCATATATAATTGAGTATCCTTTTGCATATCAATTTCAAGATGAAATCTTACAGAATGTAAAAGACTACACTAAAGCATATGAATACTTGTCCATTCCTGATGGTGTATATAGTTATAATACAAGAATAGAAACTAATAACAAATGGTTTAATAAAGCTATTTTATATAATGGACAACAATCATCTGGATTGTTAGAACTTGTAGCTAAACCTATGAATAACTTACAAGCTTATAATAGTTATCCAAAATACAATACAAACAGTAAAACAATCACTTATACTAAGAGTGATAACTTTTATCAGTATAATAATTTCTGGTCTTTACAAAAGAATTCACAACTTCCTATGTTTAATACAACTTGTGAATCTCTTTCTATAGATAAAATTATAAATGAAGCTAACATGGACTATTCTACTAGGAGCTTTAAAAAAGCACCTCTAAGAGCAAAAGAATTAAAAGTGAGACATATACTTGATAATTCTTCTTCAACGCATCTAGTGAGCCAATTTATTGTTACACCAGCTCAAATATCTTACAAGTAATGGCAAAATCAAATCAAACAAAATTGTGGCTGGAAAACTATAATGATTCCAATGCATTTGCTTCTCCAGATATGGTAGGAGATGGATTCTCTAATGTAGGTAGAAATAGTTCTCCTGCATGGGGAGGACAGTTTCAAAAAGGAGGTAAACTTAAATTCTTACAACCTACAGATGAAAATTTACCTGAAGGTTATGTTTTTCCTTATGCTACTCCTAGTTCTGAAAGAGCTATGTCAATTGGTGGAGAAGATGGTGAGCCAGCTTATTTAATACCTAGTTTTAAATATGGAAAACCACTAGGAGATCCTATTGAAGAATTTAGAAATACAGGAGAACATTTAGGTGGTCCATTTAAAACATGGCAAGATGCTGATAAATGGGAAAATGAAACTAGACACCCTGCTGTTGAAAATAAACAAAATATAATGTTTCCTCAACAAGAATTTCAAATGGGAGGATCTATTCCTGGTTCTGTAGGATTTACATATGCTAGAACTAAAGGTATTCCTTCAGAAGGACCATATGCTAAAAAGACTATGCCTAGTGCACAGACTGGTAAAAAAATTAAATTAAAAAATGAAAGAGAGGAAGGGCTTACTGTAAAAGATAATTTAGAGGACAGAAATGTATTAGGTTTTAATAAACCTAGATCAGAAAAACCAATAGTACAATTACAAAAAGATGCTGCTAAACCCAAAGTAGTTGTATTTGCAGAAAGTCCCGAAATTAAAAAATATAATGAATGGGATGATCCTAATAAATTACCTCTTAAATTAAAAAAAATTCTAAACAAATTAAATAATTCTGTGGGTACACCAGAATTTGAACAAATAAGAAATGAATTTAATAATTCAATTTTAAACCCTACAATAGAAAGAGATAGTACATTTATAAAAGAAGCACAAAATGTAAAAGATTTTTATAAAAGAACAAATCCAAATACTAGAGTAGATGTTGTACCTATATATGGTGACAATAAGTTAATGCAAGATAAACTTAAAGAATTGTCACAATTTGATAAAGCTGCTATATTTGGACATTTTGGTGATAAATTAGCAGGAATAAAAAATACAGACATTGCTGAATATTTAAAAAACAGTAAAGTTAAAGATTGTTATTTTGGTTCTTGTGGATTTGAAGATGCAATTAATACTAATTCTGGTTATTTTGATAAGTTAGAAGGTAAAACTTTAAACTATAGACCTTCAGGTAATTATTGGTTTGGGTTTAATCCTAATGCAAAAACATTTGATGAAGGTATGTGGTCAAGAACTGGAAAAACTCATAATGACGCTAAAATTACACCTATTAAACAAGGTGTAACACATATAGTAAAAAAATCTGAAAATGGTGGAAATATTGCACAAGATGGAAAAGACATGCATGGAACTCCTATGTATGCACAAGAAAACTATGTTGAGGGGTTAGAAAGAAGTAATTATGATCCTAGATTAAATAAAATGAATCTTGGAAAAGATTATAATACATGGGCTGATAAAGACAGATTAAAAGCTCATGAAAATTATCATGCTATACAACATGCACAAGGAAGAGATAATTTTGATATTGCACACAATACAGAAAATAGACAATGGGCAGAAATGCAAAAACGCCCAGAGATGATGTCTACAGATGAAGTGTGGAATAACTTCTATAATAGAAAAAACATTGAAACAAATATAGATGTAAACAGAGAAGTACAAAACTTTCCTGAAGCACAGTTTTTTCCACAAGCAGCAGGTGATATTATAGCTAATAAAATAGTTGATCCTGCACAATATAATAATCCTTCATCTTTAGAAGGAGAAGCTCAGTATTATGAAAATACAGGAAAAGAGTTTCAAAATGGTGGTGAAATGCGTTATTACCAAAATGGACTTGACTTTCAACCAAAGACTATTAGTAAAAATGGTGGGTGGTTAGATAAAGCACAATTTGGTAAAAAGAAGTTTAAATTAAAAAATGAAGGAGAAGATGCAAAAGTTGTATATGATAACATACAACCAATATCTTTAAGAGAAAAAAGAGGAAGGGAACTTTTGTTTAAAGAAACAAAAAATGCAGAACAAGACAAGCATGAGTTAATGACTACAGGCCAAATAAAAAATCCTCGTTCTATTCATTATACTAAAAATGCACCTAAACAAACTGAAGTTAAAGCTATGACTAAGTCGTGGGAAGAATCAGATGGTAAATTAGGATTATCAGACAGACCTTTAATATATTTAGCTAATCCTGAAAAATTATTAGGAGATTTGGGTGTACCTGGAATGGAAACTTCTGAGTTGGATAGACAAGCAATTATGGCTAATAGATTTAATCCTAACCAAACAAGAACAGACAGGTTTTTAAATAATGCTAAAATAGGATTAGGATATGTACCAGAAGCAGCAGTTAATACAGCAATGGCTGCAGCATTTATGCCTGAAGGAAGTGGTGCACTAGGATTAGCTAATGAAGTTATAAATCCTTTAGCAGGTTTAAGCACAAGTATAGCTCCTGAGTTAAGACAAGGATTAAGAACAGCTGGACCATCATTTGGATCTTCTACAGATAATATTAATTTTAATATTGCAAAAAGTGCTGAAAAATGGACTCCTGAAATTGAAAATATTACTAAAAAAGAAATCTCTCATATTACAAGTCCTGAGTATTTAGAAACAAGAATGGCTAATACAGGAGAAACTAAAGAACAAGTATTAAAAAACGTTAATAAAATATTAAAAAATATAAAGAAAACTTCTGTAAACAGTGTACAAAGATTACCTTCAAATGAAGGGGATTATATGAGAGCTTTTAGTACAGGAGTAACTCCAAAAGAAGG